AGGATGAGCCCAAGGAGGTTACAAAATGAATTACAGTCCTTCAACAATAGCAAGAGTTGCCGACATAAATTATGGGCTTCGGGTAGATACTGCCGTTATAGCAGGTGCCACGTTATCGACGGCAAATCCGACACTCACGACTCTTTTTAATGTAGTCGGCGGTAGGGTTCTTGTTCGCCAGTTAATCGGCGAAGCCTATGTGACCCTGGTAGGCGTCGGATGTTTGGTGAAATTCGGCTTTACGCCGACCGGTGGAGCACAAGTTGACCTGACGGCTGTTTCTCTTGATGCCGGATCCGGTGCATGGGCGAAAGGCATACGCCTTATTCTCGGGGCCGCAATCGGTGGAACTACCACCTTTAGCGCCATCGGTGTTTCGGTAGCGAAGGCCGCCGATCCTTATATTTTGGGGCAGGTCGGGCTCGGTGGGGCAATCGTGTTTCATGCCACGACCGCAGCGTTTACAGCAGGCTCTGCGAAATTCTCGCTTTGGTATGTTCCGCTTGACGACGGATCTTATATTGAAGCGGCCTAAAAGGAGGTGACTTCATGGCGATTGAAAGAATTGTTACAATAAAAACCTATCAGGGCACCTCAAACGATGAGAAGCCGACAGGATCGGACATACCTGCGGGATCAACTTTTCACGAGAATGATACCGGAAAGAAATATATCTGGTTAAATTCCAATTGGGTAGAGGATATCAGTGGGCCGATAAGTGATAATACTTATAATACCTACAAAGAAGTGCAGGCTGTATCAAGACGGCTTGCCGAAAAGCAGTATCTCGCATCTGATTTGAATATTGAAGCAGATGCGGGCCATTATAATTTTATTGAAAACAGGTAAAAAAAACAAATTAGGAGGAAATCAAAATGTTAAACGAAATGAGAACAGGAATTGTTTCAAATGCAGACGGTGCCATAAGTCCGGCACGATCTGACAAATCAGGGGCCGGGGTTGTTACCCAAGCACACGGAAAATATACAGAGGGATCTATACGTCAAAAGATATGCTTTTCGTATTGTGCGGCCAGAGCAACATCAGTTCCGGCAACGGCCCAAATTGGTAATATCATCTGGAATCCGCCAGGAAGCGGGATTGTTCTTTCGCTATTAAAATGGTCAGCTCAGATCCAAGTGACTTCGGCTACCACACTGGGCGTCACTATCGGCTACCAGGCACAGGCCATTACGCCGACCACGACAACAGTTGCAGATGCTTATGGCAGTACTTATCTGAATGCCGGATCGCCCGGAAACTGCGTTGCGAAAGCATATGCCATAGCAACGCTTTTGGTTATTCCAATTCCAGTGATGAATCTTTTCCATAATACTGCCGCGATAGCTGTTACCGGAGTGGATAAGATGGACGGCGATTTTGAAGGACTCTTCACCCTTCCGCCAGGTTATGTAGTTGTTTTTTCGGCAATTGCAGCAGCAGTTGCAGCAGCTGGTATGACGTCAACTTTGACATGGGAAGAAATTCCGATTTAAATTTTGAATATGGCGGCAGGATTAATTTAAATTTGAATCTGGCGGCAGGATTAAACCCGCCGCCATTTTTTTAAGAGGCTTGAAAAATGGCAGCAACTAAGGTCGTAACAGTACTTGATAACAACGTCACGCTGACCGCCGGCGCCGGGGATCATACCTCGTCAGTCTGGACGCTTGACGATGGGTATGGGGGTTCATTATACATTAAAGTGACCAATGGCGCAACAGGTCCGACCGTAGCAGCACAGGCGCAGGTATGGGCGTCACCGGATAATTCCAACTGGTATAAATTTGAGTGGCCGTTAATTGCAACGCTCGGAAATAATATTATAACGTCATGGTCAAGGCCGATTCCCATCGGGGTCGAATATATCAAAGTGATCAGTGGTAGCAATACTGTTCAAGATTGTATTGTGAGATGCGAAGGCTCCGAGGTAACAGCAATATCATGATAGCCACCGCTACATTAGCCAATACTAAAATATCAGCAGTTGATGGCGCAGCCTTTTTTGATGTTGGAGTTTCGGGGCTGTTGGCTGGTCATATTGGCGAAGAAATTTTTGTGCGTGATCCTACTGGTAAAATAATCTGGGGGTATATCAAGGCGGCGGGGACGGGGGAGACAGTTATAAACCTTGTTACGGGTGATGATTCTACCTTTGCAAGCGATACTGGATTTTGGGACATACAGGCAGGATGGGCTATTACTGGTGGGAAGGCTGTTCGTTCAGTGGCATATAGGTCTACGTTGAATAAGGCCAATTTGGGAGTTGAAGGGGGGTTATACCAATATTCCTTAGATTATACTCAGACGGCAGGGTATCAATCCAGGCTACTTGCTGGTAATTCATCCGTGGCATTTTCAACTGATGGAGTAAAATCCGGGTATATTACTGCCGGTTCAGAGTCGGCTATTTGGGGAATATGGGCTTACGATGATATAGTAGCCACAGTTGATAATCTTATAATAGATCAAGTCCTCACGCCATCCGCAACAGGAGTAACGATAGTTTCAACCTCTGGTGATACGACACAGAGTTGGGTATATAAAGATCCTGCGTTTAATTATAAATCTACCTATTTCGATATAAATATTGTGGATCAGATTGGTTTTGATTGGCGGCAATTCACCGTCCCTTACATCCCGGTCAGAGATTTAGACAGAATAATCGCAGCCGAAACGGTCAGGTCGGTCAATAGCGGCAGAACTAAAGGGGTATCTGTACCCACAAGGATAAGGGGAGTTTAACCTATGACGACCATGCTATCACCGAAACAACCGGCCGAGGCATATTTTATCAGCTTTAATTTTGCGTCAGACTTGAGCGCAGAAACGATTGCCGGGGTCCCTGTTATCACCGCCATTGATCGGGTATCACTTGAAGATGCCGAACCGACCGTTCTGGACGTAACAAAGCAGTCGAATACCACGACAATCGTTTACGGCTGGGTCAGGGCTGGAACGTCGGGGCATGAGTATGTCATAACCTGCACGATCACAGGAAGTGGCGGATCAGTTTATGAGCTTGACGCGATCCTGCCAGTAACGGAACTGCCGGACACCGGGATCGTTAGCGGCGGCGGCCTGGTCACGGCGCCGATAATTGAGCCGATAACCTTGGCTGAACTAAAAGCGCACCTTAAACTTGATTCGGGATCGTTCGCCGATAACATTGACGAAACGCAATCCATAGCGCCAGGACTAAAGGCTTTCATTGACGACTGGACAACTCACGCGGGAACCGGGGTAGACATTCTGGGATATACCGCAATTGCTAGTTTTGCCTCCGGTTTAAATACCGGCGCCGGAACCGTGGATGTTAAGATTCAGGAATCAGACGACGATGTTACATATACCGATTGGACTGGTGGAGTCTTCACGCAGGTCACAACGGCAAACGACAACGCGACTTATGAACGGGCTTACACCGGAGTAAAACAATATATACGGGCGGTTGCCAAGGTGTTGGTAGCTGATTGTTCATTTGGCGTATCAATTATCCGGCTTACAGCGACAACAGTTGAGGATGATCTTCTAACCGATATTATCACCAGCGCCAGGGAGCATATTGAGGACATCACGCGCCGGTGTCTATTGACACAAACCTGGGATCATTCAATTCCAGAATGGCCGAGTTCGAATAATATAAAACTGCCGGGTGGGAACCTGCAGAGCGTATCATCGATCAAATGGAAAGACACCGACGGAACCGAAACAGCATTGACAGTAACGACTGATTATCTGGTTGAGCAGAATGGCGAACAATGCGGCAAAGTTGTTTTGCCTTATGGAGGGACGTGGCCGAGCGGTACGCTTTATCCGAGCAATCCGATTGTAATTCGATTTGTTGCCGGATGGACAACGGCAGCGCTTGTCCCTTACAAGATAAAAGCAGCGCTAAAATTGATTTGTTCAGACCTTTACACCAATCGTGAGGGGCAAGTTTTAAGCGGTCTGGACTATCGACAAAACAAGGCGGTCATGGATATGCTTTTCAGCGCCCGTCTTTGGGATGATTTCTAATGCCTATAGGGGATATGAACAAGAGAATCGAATTACAGTACGCCACTAAAGTGTCAGATGGCATGGGACATTTTACAGAGACCTATATTACAGCCGCCACAATATGGGCAAGTTTGTGGCCAGTATCAGCCAGGGAGCTGACACAATCAATGCAAACGGATATGGTTATAAGCCATAGAATCAGGATACGCTACAGGAGTGTCCTGCGGCCCTCCTGGCGGATCAAGTTTGGAGAAAATTTTTATAACATAGTATCAATAATTAACCCCAATATGAAAAATGAGTATTTGGATATTTTAGCAAAAGAGGCTGTATGATCAAGGGGCGGCAGTGATTTAATAAAAAATATCGCTCTGTCCTGCATTGAATGTAATCGGATTAAAAACGCAAAGACGGTTACTGAGTTTCTGGAATATCGGGAAAAAGCAGCATGAATGAATTTTACGACATCATGGCGAAGGAATCGACCTGATGAAAAAGTTAATAACCGGAAAAGATAATATTTGCAGAGATATAGCTGATGCCCTCGGGCTGAAATCGCTTAAATATGTAAAGGATTTAGATATAAAAATGCACCTGCGCGAAGTCGTAAGCGTTACGGTTACATTTTATCCGGAAAAAGATGACATGGCAACTGTTCCGGCTGTAATGAAAAAATATAACATTGAATTAGTCGATACGGACAAGGAAAAAATTTATCCGCCAAAAAGCGATATCGATGAGCGAGATCTATAATGCTGAATCTAAGCAAGGCTATATTCGGAAAGTTAAGCGGCAGCGCCTTAAGCGCACATATCGGTACCAGGCTAATAAGTCATTATGCTGATGAAGGAACGACGTACCCATACATAGTTTATTTTGTTGTAACAGACATACCGGAATATCCCGGCGGCAAAACGATTGAGAAATTCCTGATTCAGTTTTCGCTCTTTTCGTTATTGTCCGGGCCGACAGAAGTTGAAAGCATGCTCACGGATTTATGGACGCTTTACGACGATGTGGTTTTGACAGTAACCGGATATACGGGAATTTATTTTATTCGGGGAATCCTGACCGA